CACTATCAGCAACACGACCAAGCATGTAGAGATAACAAATATCAATAAAGTCTGGAGCACTTTTTGCCTTAGCCGAAGGTGCAGCAGGTGTTACAGTAGTAGGTGTAATCGCTACAGAAGTTGTTGTTGTATCTGGTGGCGGAGCTGGTTGCGGCGGTGGTGGTGGTAGAGCATCTTTCTCAATGATTGTTTTGAGATTGAGTGTACCATTTCGCACCGAAGTGTATTCGTCCCGAACAAACTTGGTTTCACCAGTTGCCGTAAACACTGCTTCAGAGAGAGTTTGAAAATTACTGTCGTTGATACTTGAGTCAGTAATTCTAAATGATTTTTCTCCAGTTGGCAGATTGAAAACACTAGCATTGTAATTGAATACTCCTTCAATACGGCCAGTTGAATCAGTTACAAACCTTTGTGAGTTTTGAGAATTAGAGATGTTTAGAATTGCATTGTATGTTGCCTGTGTTGTGTCGTACCCAGACTTTGTTGAACAATATGCTGTAACATTGATATTGTCAAAGAAAACAAAAACTCTTGTGTTTGGTTTTAGATTTTGTGCAACAAATTCAATTTGAACATCTCGCATTTTAGGTGCAAGTGCTGTATTGACAATTACATCTTTTTCTGTTCTTTTGTCAATTGATTCAACAAGTTCAAAAGTAGTACCAACTCGTTCAATCTGAACACTACTCACTTCACGCCATGAACCCCAAGACATATTGAACAAACCTTTTGAACTGGCTTCATTCTTTAGATGATCATAGTTACCTTGTTCGTTTCTGAATAGGTCTGGTACTCTCTGCGTATCAAACCACTTATCACTTGATGGGTTTAGTGTAATGTTTCCAGCCCATGTAATCACACTAAACGGATTGATGTTTTCTGTGGTACTGGCCTTTTCATTTTTGACATATTCAGCATGTGTATATGGTAATGTAATAATACCATTCGTTGAAAGAACATAGTTATTTGCTGTTCGTGCAGCCTGTGATGTTGCATTTGTAACTGCGGTATTGTCAACGAATTCAACAAGACCAAGAGAAATTTGTTGAGAGATTGGTCGTAACTCTCTTCGGTCTGAATCAATCGCAACACCATAATCACGATTGAATACATCACCAATACCGTGACCAGTAAAGTTATCTACAATAAATCCATTCTTGAATTTATCAAAACCATCAGCATCTTGAACTTGTAGTGATTCTGTTTCTCTTTCAAGAAGATTCAGAAGTGTATAGTACTCTAAATTCTTTACTCTTGTTTCAATCTTACCAATGTCTCGCATGGTGTAACGGCGATTGTCAACTTGTGTAACATTGATATCGTCAATTACATCAAAGACATATGCATTTTGCTCTACGATATAAAGAACCATTGAGTCATCTGGTGCAACAGGTTGAATTGGTGTCAGAGAACTTATACCTTCAACGAATCTGAGACCACCTTCTCGGTCAAGAATGAGAAGGTCTGTTCTTGGTAGAAAATAAGAATAATCAGTAATGAACGATGCGGCAGGATCAATAAAGTCATTGACCGAAGCACCAGTGCCACTAAATCCAGTACCGGCATCATTGATTCTTGGTCGAAAATCAATACAATCTCTGAGTTGATATATTCTATCACCAGAGTTGAACGATGGTATATCTTTATAAGGAATTGGATATGAATCAACAGAGAAATAATCACCCGTACCATGTGTAAAGTAATTGAAGGTGATACGAATTGGACCTGTTGGTTTTGGCTGATTTGGTTTGAGTGTTAGGGAACCAACATCATAGTAAGTCAGTCTTTGACCACTATCAAAGTTATAACGATCTGTAATGTCTAAAGCACCAGTTGCACTATAAGCACCACCAAAAGAAGCAGTAGACATAAAGACAGAAACAACATTCAGAACATCTGCCTTACCAATTGAAATGGTGGTGGCTTGTGCTGTGTTTGCATCAGTATAATCTTGTGTTGCATTTGAGACAAGAGATTTACTTCTCTTGTCAGCTGCAGAATTAGTTTTTGTGATTGTTGTGATGATTCGTATATCAGCGGTTGCATAACCAGCACCAAGAGAGGTGAGGTCAATGTCTAAGTTTTTACCTGTTGGTGAACCACTTCTTGTGACAACACCAGTAGGCGAAACAACATTACCAGCATGAATACCACTTGTAATAAAGATTGTGTAGTTTGATGTAGAAATACCAGCAAAAATTTCATCGGTACCAGCAGTAAGTGTTGCAGCATTGGCCGAGAGTGTTGCAGAAAAAGATCTCTTTGCAGTATAAGTTGTCTCAAGATTTGTTGGATCAACCGAACGAATGACCTGATTTGGCATCTCAAAAAGATGCGGTAACTTTTCTGTTTCGTTGTAAGTAACAGTATTGAGTAGAGCAAACACACCATTTACATTTGCAGAAGCACTTGTATTTGCTGTAATTTGAATAGAAGAATTGACATTACCAACACGGAATGTTTCACTATTGACGGTGATATAATCGCCATTTTTCAAATCTGTTTGGAATCGAGTTGCAGTACCATCAATGAATGGTGTGCCAGAAGTGACAGAGACAGAACCGGTAATGGCTGTGAGAACTGGACGAATATCAGCAGTAAAGTCATTGTAACCTGCATTATTGACATAAAGTTGTTTTACATCTCTCTCAAAGACAAAACCAGCTGACATTGAAACATCGAATAACCATGCTTTGTAAACTGCTGTTGAAGTTCCTACCGTACCAGAGTGATATTCTAATGCACGAATTTTTCCAGTACCGACTCTTGTACCATTTGCAGTACCACCAGCAGAATTGTACTCATTATAAAGTTCTACTTCTGGAAGAATTGTAAGGTCTGGAACAGAGTAAATATTTGTAATGAAGATATAATTGCCAATCTCAGTTGTAACAACACCATTGTTTACATTGGCAAAACTTCTTGCTTTGTCGCCAATGACAAACTTTGAACGAACACCTTGAATCTCATAACCTTTGACATAAGCTTTACCTGGTTGAACAATTGCAACATATTTGTTATCATCACCACCTTCAGATGCTAAGAAGTATCCATCAAAGTTTGTGTTTGCATCTCTAAGGTGATCTTTGATTTGAAGATTGAAAGATTTGACTAAGTAATTACCAGATTCATCAAATGTTCGTCTTGCGAGTGTATCACCGAGAATACTGTACTGTGGATCTAAATTGTCTTTGATGATAAGGCCATCTTCAACACGAACCAGTTCAACGAAGTCTGGATCTTGAGCCGCAGTAAATGGTAAATCACGGTGAGAAGCGTCAAGTGCAATCTTATAACGATCTGCACCAGGAGCGATAAAGTTACTTGCACCTACAGCCGGGTCAAGAAGTGAGGTGTCGTCAGTTGAAGTGACTGTTGATTCGGTGACCTGAAAACCTAAAACGACATTGCCTGCTTCTGTATATTTTGAAACAAGATATCGTTGTGCATCATGATAAGCAAATACACCTCTTGTAAAAACTGCACCATCACCAACTGAAAAGAGTGTTCCATTACCAGTGGCCGAAGATGATGCAACTTGAAGTGTGAGATTGCCAACATCATTTGTGATAAGTTCGCTGGCTTGAAAGACTGTGTTTGCTTGTGCATCGGTCGTATTTGACGAGAGATACTTGACATAAATTGTTGTTGGATCACCAGTTATTGTTGAAGTAACTGTATCAACAACCAGAGCAGTAACATTTGAATTTGCACCACTAATGACACGATTCAGAAGTGTGCTAACTACGCTGTCTGATACATTGGTACCAAAAGAAGCTGTGAGTTTGACAAATGGATGTTTTGGTTCAAATACAAATCCACCAGGAATGACAATCGAACCTTCTTTGAAAATACTACGACCAAACCGTTCAATTTGGCGTTGAATATTTGTTTGAAGTTGAGTGAGTTCACGAGCCTGGACTGCACGACCTGGACGAAACAGTATACGATAAAACTGTTTTTCTTCATCAAAGTCGTCATAGTAAGGATTTACATTGTAATTCGTTGCCATATTTTGCCTTTAGAACTGTATAACAAATCTTATATTTTCTGCTTGACCATCTTCTCGGTCTGTTTTTGTTGCATTTTCAACATATAGAATATCACCAGAGTACGGTTCAAATTCTGGATTCTCTTGAGCCACCACCGTTCTGGACACACCAGAATTTATGCCTGTCAAAGCAAGACCAACTGAGAATGTACCTTGTACTTTAGTTACCTTTACTTGTGTTGTGGTTTGAGAGTAAACATAACCATAAGCCGTTGCATTGTTTGCTGAACTACCTTGATACACATACTCATCAAGTGTATATAAACTACCTGGAACAAGAGTAAGTGTTCTTGCTTGTGAAATAACTGCATTAGCTGTTGCGTTGTTTGCTCTTGTTGCTTGACCATATTTATGCGGGTTTCTTAGAAGACCATATTGACGAAATGAAGTATCGACCGAAATCAAACCATTTTCAGTAGAATCAACATCTCCAATTTTACTGGCCACCATAACATTTGTAGCAAGAAGGTCTTTGACCGGATTGAAAGCGTGACCATATTTTGGTGCAATGATGCATCGGCCGTTGGCTCCAGTACCAGAGCCATAGATGAAAACATTGGCAAAACTATATCCTGTACCAATGGTTGACAAAGTTACCTTACTGATACTGTCATTTGCAAGTGTTACTGTACCATCAGCACCTGTTCCATCACCTTCAAAGTAAACTCTTGTGACAATTGTTAGGTTGTTTCCTGATCCACCACCGTTTGCTGTTGCTGACGATGAAAGTGTAATTCGATTATTTGGTGAATCAACCGTAGAAATAAAAGAACCTGTGGCAATGCCAACACCAGAAACAGACATATTTGCCGCAAGGTTTGTAGTATTTGAAAGTACTAGAGTTGTACAACCACTTGTAAACGATGAAACGGTAACCACACTATGATAGTATCCAGTACCACTTGAAGTTATCACAACTGTAGAGAGTTCTCCTTCAACAATACCACTACCATCTAAATTATAATCAGTAAGTGTTGTTGCAGCTGCTGATCTTGTTGGAACAGGAATCCAGTCTGTGGTCAAAAATTTGTTAGATGGTCGAACATTATGAATATATTTCCAAATAAAACCATCGGCTGTTGCAATCACACCGTTTGATGTTGTGTAATCACCAGTAGGTTCGACAGTTGAGTTTGCAGAAGCGTTGTTCGATAGGCACTTATAAACATTTCGATCTGTGGTAATGACATAGAAAGGTTTTAGATTTTGTGATACATTTGCCGTCAAAAGATCCGTAAGAGCAATTGTATCATCGTATTGACGGTACTGAGTGTTTGCAGTCCAGTTTACTCTTGGTATGACCAATTCAACATCGTTTGCTGTTGCTCTTTTGGCTGCAAAAACACCATCCCAAACATCTTTTTCTGATGCAATTGTTTCGACAATTTCTGGAGGAGAAGCCTCATTTGCATAAGGAACATGATCTCCAATGAAAACATACTGAATTGTGCCATTAGCAGCATCTGCAAAGGAGTTTTTGAACTTCTCTGCGTTGTCTAATGATAGTTTTTGTGATGTATAAGTGAGTGACATGAATTTTATTTATGTTACAATTATGATAACTTGACCGTTTGAATTTGTCGTAAATACACTAGAAACTGAAACATTTGTGTTACTTATGATATTATTGACGATTCTTATCTGATTATTGACAGAAATTTGAGTACCGATAGTCAAAATACCAAGAGTGTTTGCAACATTGAATCGTGTGTTTATACCATCAACGAAGATAGAATTTGCGACCACATTGGCCCGACCAGACAAATCAAGTGTAGAAGTACCATCAACAGTAATTGATGCATTGATATTGTTTGAAATTGGATACTCAGCATAATTTCTAAATCCTGCTGGGTGTAATAAACCTTTGAGTATTTCTTTGTATTTTGAAAATTCTGTTGCAACCGATGTGACATAAGTGAAGTCGATATAATAATCTAGACCTTGAACTCGTCTTTCAAGTGCTGATAGAATACCTTCAGATGTTGTCCAACGACCTGGTAATGAGACAAAAGATCTTTCAATCTGTGCTTCAGCAGTTGCGTTTCCATCACCAGATTGTGTAAGGTCGATTGCAGGCAGAAACTCATAACCAACACCAGGATTTGTAATTGTGATTGTCTGTATCTGACCAGCAACAGTTGAGGTGTTTACACTTACGGATTCACCATCACCCATGATCGCAATGATTTCAACATTTGCATTTGCAGCAGAACTGTTTGCAGAATCGACTGTAATTGTTGGAAAACTACCTTGAGTATATGCTTGACCACCAACAAGATAACGATCATAAACACCAATCCTTCTTTCGGTTGATGTTCTACTAAACGCAACATTGACATTCAAAGATGTTGCAGAAGCGATTGCATTGACAAAACGAACTTCAGAGTTGACCATAATCTGGTCACCGATCAATAATTCAGTATCAAATGATGTACCGTTTCCTACAATTGTAACATTACCAGATTGAGTGTTTGCAGTACCAGCGATTCGTGATGGTTGAATTTCAATCTTTGTGATTGCACCTATTGAACTTACATTTGTAACGGCCGCTGCAGCACCAACACCAGATGTACCGACTGGATTTGCACCAAAAATAATTTCATCACCAATTTCATATCCATCACCACCATCATTGATTCGTATTCGTCCAACTGAACCAAATGTTTTGATATCAATAAATGTGTTTGCAAGAGTTTCAATCTTTGCACCATCAGCATCAAAGATTGCACCATTCGATGAAACATCAGCAAAGAGAACGGTCAGAGTGGTCATGGGACCAATGCCTGTGATTGTGCCACTTGATAATGCATCAATGATTCGTGTTGATACATTTTCTCCTGTTGGTATCACATTTGCAGGAAATCCATAATCTGAATCTGAAATCAAAACATTCGCATAAGTGTCAACCACATCAGTAAAAATAGTAAATGAATTGGCACTATTTGCACCTGAAGTATCAACGCTTAGAACGGCGAGTGTGATCGTACCCGCAACATTTGATGCTGAGACAAGACCACCAAGTTGAAATCCTGCACCACCAATAATAACATTTGCTGAATCTGGAAAACCACCAAACACAGAACCAATGACAGCTTCAGCTGATGTTGTTGGTAGACCACCAGTAATAATAACTGGATCACCAACATTGTAACCCGAGCCACCATCTAGAAGTGTAATTGTGCTAAGTGGTGAAACTGTAATTGAGCCAATTTGAATAAGTGTTTCATCATCATCAGCAATGATATCGGCAGTAATTTCTTCAGCATTGAGGAATGTACCAAGGCGAGATGCATCATCAATATACAATTCTACTGATGTTTGTACACCAATCAATCGTGGTATCGCTCGTTCTATAATTGCGGTGGCACCAGATGAAGTACCTGTTAGTTTTCGATTGGTGAGAAGGTCTTCATTGAAATTGTCATAGTAAACTTTGATATCATCGCCACTCGCTGGTGCGGTATTGAATATGAGTTTCTTTGATTCTTTACGAACAAAGAACCCACTTGTTGTTTCTACATCATTGACATAGACTGTGATCTCTTCTTGTCCTACCTGTTGAGCAAGAAGAAAAGTGGTGGTGGTTCCATTACCAGTATAGAATGTGTAAATGTTAGGGTCAACACGCAACACATTTTCTTGTACCCAATTACCAGCAGAGGCACGAAGAATATTATTTTTAGGAAAAGTAAGTTCAACTTCTTGACCATAAAGAAGACGAAAAAGAAATTCATAAGACTTGATATTACCTCTTGCAAGATACAGAGGTAATACATTTTTGACGAGAAAGGCTTTGTCCGAAATTGCTTCTTGTGGAATCAAAGATGCAAAGTTATTGATGAAACTTTCTTCAAACTCAGCAATTGATTCGTCAACATCCGAGACATAACGAAGAGCTTTTGCCTTTGTTGTTAGGTCATTATTTTGTGTGCTTTGTTGTTGTTCAAGAAACTCATAGTATGCTTCAAGAAAGGTAATGAATAATGGGTGTTGTTCCCGAACAAATTCAGGAACTTGCCCTTCAACAAGTAACGAGGTTTTTAGATTAGCTGACGGCATTAGGTTCTGATTGTTTCAACTTCTGTAATAATTGATGTTGGATCAGTCTCATCAATTGTAAGAATTGTGCTTCGTGTCGATTCAATGATTGTATCTTCTGCTTCAACGGTAAAATAAATGAGACCATCGGTAGTCAAGACAGATAAAATATTCAGGTCATTGATCTCAACAACACCCGTATCGTAATTGATAGAACCAACATTTTGATTGATGATTTGACGATTAGCGTTTACATCAAAGAAAATGACACGAAGAGTACCGATTCTTGAGTCGATGAGTGGCACAGCAAGTGCTGAAAAACCATCACCAGTAATTGTAACTGTCGCTCGTGTATAATCAACACCACGATTTGTCATTCGTATAGAAACGATTCGTCCACTTTGAATGACTGCTTCTGCGGTGGCACCAGTGCCATCACCAATAATCGTGACGGTGGCCGATGTATATCCATAACCAGCATTGAGAACTTCAATTGATGAAACACCAGTGAATGATTGTGGTGTTTCTTCGATAATCGCAGTTCGTATTGTACCAGCACCATCCGCAACTCTAAATTCAGATGTTGTCAACTTATTCAACACAGTACCACGCTTGAGTGGTATGTTGAAATTTACTGTATAATTTGATGCCGAACTAAGTGTAGGTATTATTCTTCTTTGCAAACGAACAGAAGTTTCAGAACCAACAATTGAATTCGTGTCAACACCATCAATCTCATCTTGTAATCTTGACAATGAGAATGTGCTATTGAATTTGTTTAGATTGGTGTTACGATAAAGAAGTATAGCATTTCTCACTTGATTCTGTATTGTTGTTGTTGATGCAGTTGTTTTCTTTGGATCGTATTTGACTGTTGTGTTGAGTAGTATGTAAAGAAATTCTGGATCACGAATCTCAGAACTCACCGAAAGAATAGCTTTTGGTGTGATGATTTCGTCAATGATTCTCTGTTTTTCGGTCTCAGAAATATAATAGTTTGTCTTTGGCTTTAGTGAGATAAAAACTTTACCATAAATCGGTGGACTCTCATCTTCACCACCCCAAATCGAAAGAGAATCAATACTTGGGTAATTTCTGCGAATGTAAGATTCATAGTCTTTTATGGTGACCAAACGATTCTGCGTAACATACTGAAGTGGTGCAGAGAATTTGATTTCGTCAACACTTTGACGAGCGGCACCACCAGCAGCAACATCAATCACATCCACATCAAAATCAGTTAGTGATTCACCAAGAGAATCGGTGAGAGTTTGTCTTGGAACAAAACCATCGGCCTTTTGCGCTGCCGATCCATTTGTAACAAGATAGGTAATCGAAACGATGGCGCCATCAGGTATTTTTTTACCAATGATATCTGCACCAAAGTAAACTTGATATTGATTGTTTCGTGTTTCTTGTAAAAAGAAAACTTCAGAAGTTGAACCCACATCTAACAATTCTGTAAAACGAGAGTAGGTTGTTGCAGAACTATTTGAAGATGATTCGGTGACCGTAACTTTGATTGTTGCGGTGTCTACATTCTCATCTACTAATGTAAAGATTTGTTTTGGATTGGTTTGTTCAGAATGTGTAAAATTATAGGTAATTAGCTGACCTTCATAAATTTCTAAATTTTCAAAAACAAATTGACTGTTTGATTTGGTTACGGTTGTATCATTCAGAACAACAAAGTTATAAGATACACCATCGATTTGATTTGCAAGAAATGAATAACCCTCTGGTATTGTAAGTGTAGAAGTTGTTGATGTACCAGAGTTGGCAGTAAAATTGACAACGGCCACCGGTGCAGTCGTTGAATAAGGTGTATAACCAAAAGACTTGGCATGAGAAACAACAGAGTCACGAAGCAATGCGGTGTCGAGAAATGATTCATTCGCTACCATATTGAGGTAGTAGGCATTGTAGTGTGTGTTATAGGCTAGAATGTCAAGAAGAACACTCAGACCAGAACCATCAAAATCATAGTCTGTGAATTGACTTTGTTGTTGTAAAAATGATTTTAGATTTGTCTTGATTGTATCAAAATCAAGCTCTGTAACTCGGAGTCTATCTGCCATTTTATCTAATTCGTTCTAAGAAGAAGTTTATTGTAACTGGATTTGGATTGTTGATAAGAAAAAACTCAACTTGAACACTATATCTGTTCTCATCTGGTGTTGGTTTTGCAATGACCTTTGAGATATCTGCTCTTGGTTCAAAGTTTCGTACAACCTCTGTAATCTCTCTTTCGATCTGTGCGGCCGTAATGGCGTCAATTGGTTCAAACAACATTCGGCGAAGATTACTACCGAGTTCTGGTTGAAAAGGTCTTTCGTAATGTTGCGTAAAAATCAGATTCTTGATTGAGTTGATGATTGCGTATTCATTTGAGAAAGAGTTCACATCCTTACGAATAGGATGATTTGTGAAATTTAGGTCTAAGTCACGAAAAGACCTTAGAGTAGATACATCTACTGATTGAAGTGTCGTTGTTGTTGCCATCTTTTATTTATCTTAGTCTCCAATAATAACTGTACCAGAACCAGTCTGAATAGCATTTGGTCCTGAAATCTCGTCATCATTGTCTGTATCACCAATTCTAGCCGCACCTTGAGTACCATTGTTCAGATTGATGTTTGGTGCATTGAGTTTCATGTTACCTTGATTTGAACCAGAACCAATTTCCATTTCGCCACCAGAAGTTACAATATGTTTTCCTCTTGTTCTCTGTGTAAAGTTACCATTGACCTGTAATGTCATATTACCTTGAACGGCCTGTGCTAGATTTCCTCTGACGGCTAGTATTGCATTACCTTCAATCTCAGCATCTAAATTGCCACGAACTAAAGCATCGGCATTACCTTCAACTTCAACATCAAGGTTTCCACGAACCAGACCAGTCACATTACCAAGAACTTCAGCATCTACATTTCCAACAACATACGCATCAACACTACCACCGATATCAGCCGTGACATTCTGATCAACTCTCATATATGCATTTTTCTGCACATAAATCTCTGCATCACCTTGAACGGTAACACGACAACTGCCCATAATGTGAACATAGTCCTCACCCATTACAATTTCGTAGTTATTCTTTGTGACCTTTTCTACTTTCTCACCATCCGGAAACATCTCTTGAAATGAACCATTACGATGTGCAAGATGTATTCTTTCTTTTCCTGGTGTATCGTCAAACT